GAGGTCTTCTTTCACCACCAAACGACTCGAAGAGCCATGAATAGCCCTGAACAGGTCACAGAAGGTGGCCAAGTGGTTGCAATAGGCTCAAAACGGCTCACACAGGTTGAAGAGAGAACTACAGAAGCACTTATTGGCCGAGAATCCCCAAGAATTCACTCAAAGCTGCTCGATTTGCCGTCGCGTGGGCTTGAATTGATTGATTTTGCTGATTCGATCGGGATTCCGATGCTGCCGTGGCAAAAATGGCTTGCAATGGAAGCTCACAAAGTAAAGCCTGACGGTAGATGGGCTCATCCACTCATAACCGTCGTTGTAGCGAGACAACAAGGAAAGACCACGCTGATGAAGCTGCGGATTTTGGCCGGACTCTTCTTGTGGCGTGACGGCTTACAAATCGGTACAGCTCACCGGCTCACGACATCGCTGGAGACTTTTAGAGACATCGTGAACATCATCGAAGAGAATGAATCACTTGCCAGCCAAGTCAAAAAAATCCGATGGGCTCATGGATCTGAAGAGATTGAGTTGCAATCCAAATTCGGCGGCTCACGGTACATGGTCAAAGCTGGTGGATCGGCTGCTCGTGGAATTTCAAAGCCGGAGACGGTTTTTGTGGATGAAACACGCGAGCTTAAAGATGAGACGACTTGGGCATCCTTGAGATACACGATGATGGCTGCCAAGAATCCACAGCTGTGGACTCTCAGCAACGCCGGTGATCAACATAGCCTAGTTTTGAATCAGCTGCGCGAAAGAGGGATGTCAGCTGCAAAAGGCGATGACATTGGTTATTTTGAATGGTCATCCAATTACGAAAAGATCGATGATTCGCCAGCATTTTGGAAAGGTGCTGCGATGGCCAATCCGGCACTTGGCCACACCGTACACATCGACAATTTGAGAGCTGTGCTCAATGATCCACCAGATGTTGTCAAAACCGAAGTGCTGTGTCGCTGGGTGGCGACGATTTCAGCTGCGATCCCAAGCGATGAATGGAATGAGTGCATTGAAGAGGATTTGGAGCTCGATCCCGAAAAGACAACATGGCTTGGCGTGGATTGTTCGCCGGATCGTAGATCGGCAGCTCTCGTGGCCGCTCAACAAATCGACAGCGAGCGATTCTTTGTGAAGCTCTTGCACACTTGGCACAATCCAATTTCGCTCGATGATAAAGCGGTCGCAAATGACATTGCGCCGTATTGTCGCGAATTTCCCGTTGAAGTTGTTGCGTACAGCAAGCGCACAGCTTCAGCAATTGCCGCGCGGCTTGTGCCAGCCGGAATCCCAATCACCGACATTGATGGCGCACTTTATGGCCAAGCTTGTGATGAATTATTGGGAGCGATTACATCAAAGAGATTGCGTCACAAAAATCAGGCAGAGTTATCCAAGCAGATTTTATCAGCCGCTCGATTACCTTTTGGGGATGGTGGCTGGACTATTGGAAGAAGAGCCTCACAAGCGACTGTGACCGCTTGCGTGGCAACAGCTCTCGTCACACACTTTGCGACACGCCCTGAGACGGATCTTGACATCATGGTCGGCTGATCGTATAAGCGGTGACAGAATTGGCACATGGGATTTCGCGATCTATTTGTACCGACGGCGATCACCGCTGCTCCGGCACAGCCGACAAACGACATTGAAGCTTCAATTGCGCCGTACTACGCCGAGCAACAAAATCTCTTCTTTGCTGGCATAGCACAAGCATCACGAGCTGAAGCAATGAGTGTGCCAACATGCGCTCGCGCACTTGGCATCATTCAGACAATCGCATCATTACCGATGCACACTCGCAACACAGCAACCGGCGAAAAAGTCACACAACCGCGCGTGATCAATCAACCTGATCCACGAATTCCCGGAGTGACATTTTGGAGCTGGATCATTTCCGATCTCTTCTTTTTTCCGAGCGCGTATGCTCTTGTGACCGAGCGTTATGCCGACACCGGAAAAATCAGAGCGATGGAGCGTGTTGCACCGGAGCGCATTTCAATCACAACAAATGCAAATGGCACAGAGATCAATTCTTATGCCATCGATGGCACTTATGTTGATCCGAATTATTTGGTCGTATTCGCTGGCACACAAGAAGGATTGCTCTCACGCGCTGGCCGCACAATCCGCGCAGCTGCGGCACTCGAAAAGGCTGCAATGAATTTTGCTGTTGAGCCAATTCCACAAATGGTGTTGCGATCAAATGGCACATCACTTCCGGCTGATCGCGTTGCAAAATTGCTTTCGGCTTGGCGTACAGCTCGACAAAATAAATCAACAGCATTTCTCAATGCAGATGTATCGCTTGAAACACTTGGCTTTGATCCAAAATCGATTCAGTTAAATGAAGCGAGAAATTATGTTGCTTTAGAGCTCAGCAGAGCTTGTGGCTTGCCGGCTTATTTCACAGATTCACAGCAATCTTCATTCACTTATTCAAACGCGCTGGATAAGCGTCGCGACCTGGTGGATTTTGCTTTCAGAAATTACATGAGCATCATTGAAGAACGATTGTCATTCCAAGATTTTACACCGCTTGGAAATGAAGTGAAATTTGATCTTGATGATTTCTTGCGTGGCAATCCTTACGAGCGCGCGCAAGTTTATGAAATCTTAAATCGCATCGGCGCAATGTCGATCGATGAAATCCGCGAGGAAGAGGACATGTTGCTATGAAGCTCACAACACCAATGACAATCACAGCGGCGGATTCAAACGCTCGCACAATCACCGGTCGCATCGTTGCATTTGAAGAAGTTGCAAATGCATCAACCGGCAAAGTTGTTTTTGCAAAAGGATCCGTTGTACCAACCGATGTGAAATTAAATCTTGAACATGATCGCACTCGACCAATTGGCAAAACACTTTCAATGTCGGTCAATGAAGATTCAATCGATGCAACATTCAAGATTGCGAATACGACATCCGGTTCAGATGCACTTGAAGAGGCAATGTCCGGATTACGCGACGGCTTTTCGATCGAATTGGCCGTTGATGAATACACAATGGAAAAGGACGGCACAATGCGTGTCTTGGCAGGAGAATTGACAGGCGTTGCACTTGTCACAGAGCCAGCGGTGCGATCTGCTCGCGTGTCTGAAGTAGCTGCAACAGAGGCCGAAGAGCCTGAAGATTCTGATTCGACAATCGATTCAGAGGAAACACCAACAACAGAAGGAGACGAAGTGGACAACACCGTCACAAACGCGGATACCGTCGAGACGGTTGAAGCTGCTCAGTCAGTAACAGCAAGCTCAAAGCCAGCTGTCGGCGGATGGACTTCAAAGCCACGCTTAGAGTTCACAGCTGCAAAGTTGCTTGAAAACACAATCAAAGCATCACTCGGCGACGAAGATGCTCGTCAGTATGTATTAGCTGCGGCAGATACTTCAGACAATGCAGGTCTTGTGCCTACACGCCAGCTCACAACCGTGATCAATGGCCTTGCTAACACAACACGCAGCAACATTGACGCGATCTCTCGCGGCACATTGCCTGACGCTGGAATGACATTTGAGATCCCAAAGATCACAGTTCTTCCAACAGTTGCGGTTACAGCTGAAGCCGGTACACCATCAGAGACAGATCAGAATTCTGCATTTGTGTCAGTTGATGTCAAGAAGTACGCCGGACAACAGACATTCTCAGTTGAGTTGCTTGATCGCTCAAATCCACTCTTCATGAATGAATTGATGAACAACCTTGCTGCACAGTACGCAAAGGCAACCGATACAGCTGTAAATGCTGCATTGATCGCTGGCGCATCAGCTGACGGCACAACAACAACAACCTATCCAACAGCTGCCGAGCTTCTCGGTGTAGTTGCTCGCGGTGCGGCATCAGTTTATTCAAACACACAGGGCTTTGCTCGTAACATCATCATGAATACAAGCCAATGGTCAAATGTGATGACACTAAACGACGGCGGACGCCCAATCTATAACGCACAAGTTCCACAAAATGCTGGCGGAGTAGTTGCTCCAACATCAGTTCGGGGAAATGTTGCAGGACTTGATCTGTATGTAACAGCTAACACAGCTGCCGGTACAGACACAGACGGTTCAATCTTGATCGTCAATCCTGATGCATACACATGGTACGAGGGCCCTACTTATCAGCTACGCGCTGATGTAATCGCTTCAGGCCAAATCTCAATCGTTATGTACGGTTACGGTGCAATTGCAACCAAGATCGCTGCTGGCGCATTCAAGAATAACAAGGCGTAATAGCCACCAATTAATCATGGCCTAGTTCGCTCCCGAGCTAGGCCAGCCGTAGAAGGGAAGAGCTCATGCCATCCGTCATCACAGCTGCACAGTTGCGATCTGTATTAGGTGTGAGCTCTTCTCTTTACAATGACGCTTATCTTGAACAGATAATCGATTCGGGAGAAGCTGTGATCTTGCCGCTTCTTGTGGCAAATCAATCCGCCGTTGATGCTTACGAGCTCAAAGACAATGTGGCGTATTTCTACACAGCAAGATTGCACGATTTTGTGATCGGTCAATCAATTGTCGTTGCTGGATTGCCAGCACCATTTTCAGCAACATTCACCGTCGTCAAAGTCGGCGATTACTATTTCACGGCAGCTCTTACAAATGCGGATGTCACAAAGCGCGCGATTGTGCCAAATGGCACAGCCACTCTTTCAGGCTATGGCGCGGCAACACTTTATGCAGCAAATCCGGCCATCGAATCTGCGATGTATGCCGTGTGCATTGAAATCTTCCAAAGCCGAATCGCTGCCGGTGGCCAAATTGAAGGCGTTGATTTTTCCGCTACGCCGTACAGAATGGGCCGCAGCTTGACCAACAGAGTGTCGGCATTGCTTCAGCCGTATCTTGATGTCGAAACGATTTGTCAATGACAGCATCATCAATTGCCGTTGATGTTCGCGGTGCTTTGAAAACAGCGATTTCATCCGTTGCTGCAAATGTTTATGATTCCGTACCTGAAGCACCGATGGTGCCATTTGCTGCGGTTGTACCTTTTGCGCCGTACCTTGAAGTGCAATTGATCGGCAAATCTTCGGTCAAAGTTAAAGTCAATCTTGTCATCACAGTTGGCGTTGCGATGTATTCCAACGCCGCAGCACTCGACAACATCGAGCAGCTAGTCATCAGCATTTTGACGGCATTGCCGGCAAATTACACATTGGGAAATGTGTCAAATCCAATTCCCGTCCAAATAGGCGCGTCAGAGATTCTCGCTTGCGAGATCGAAGTCTCGACTTATTACACTCAAACAAACTAAGGAGACCAAGTGGCAACGACCGTCATTACCGGACGCGATCTGACCTTGACGATCGCGACCACAGCTTACGACGCACAGGCAACAGCTGTGACGCTTACGAATGAACACACAATCGAGACATACCAAACTTTGGATGGCCGCGCTTATAAAGCGATCGATGACAGCTGGACGCTGGATGTCGAAATGCTTGCGGATTGGGGCGCGACAGGATCGCTTTGCGAAGCAATGTGGTCAGCTTGCGAATCAGCACCAAACACAACATTGGCTGTTTCACTAACAGCTGCAACAGGCGCGGTTTTTGCTTGCAATGTCATGCCTGTATTCCCAAGCGTGGGCGGAGCAGCTCCGGGTGCACAAACCGTTACAATGTCAATGCAAGTTGTTGGCACACCAACAGAAACATTCAGCTAAAAAACAGAATCGGGAGCAAAAATGAAACTGAACATCACAATTGAATACTTCTCAGGGGAGTCCGCGACTTACCTCGCGGCTCCACCTGAGTGGACAAAGTGGGAATCAAAATTCGGCAAAACTATTCAACAAGCCGATTCAATGGGAGTCAGCGATCTGCTCTTCTTGGCATACAACGCCATGAAGCGTGAAGCCGCTGGCAAGGCCGTCAAGCCTTACGAAATTTGGATCGAAACGGTTGCAGATGTAGAGGCTGGATCGGATAGCCCAAAAGTTATCCCGTCGGAAGCTTAAATCGACTAATCGTTGAGCTTGCCATCGCGACTCACATCCCGATGGAAAGTTGGCAGACGGCGGAGCAGATTTTGACAGCAATCGAGATTTTGGAGAAACAAAATGGTGGATAAGGCAGGGCGTGGCACCTACTCCATCACCGTGGATCCATACGAGCTCAAAAATCTTTATTCATTGCTCGCTTCATTTGACAAAGAAACACAAAATGAAATTCGAGACAAAGCTCAAACAATGTCAAAGCGGCTTGCTGGTCAGCTGATGATGTCAGGTTTATCAGCTCCGGCACCGCAGACAAAGCTTGTTGTCTCAACCATTTCCACGCCACGCGATCGCTTGATCCGTGTGGACATTGGCGGTTCAAAGAAGGTCGGCCGAAAATATGGCGGCGAGAAATCAAAGTCAGGCAAAGGCAAAGTCAGGCAAGAAGGCGCACCGGCTGGAGCTTTGCTGTGGGGCACAGAATACGGATCTCATGTCGGCATTGACTCAATTGGTCGCGTGTACACAAACCGCTTCAAAGCACCTTACAAAAAAACCGGCTATTGGATCGCTCCGGCGGTTGATTATTATGTGCCCATCGTCGCTCGCGAATACGCATCGATGATTCAGGGCGTCGCTAACGATTTAGGATTCAAATAAATGGCCGGCATTCCAAAAGTAAAGATCACCTTTGACGCTGACTTTGATGAGCTCAAAAAGGGAGTCAAAGGCGCACAAACCGAAGTTGCTGGATTCTCAGACAAGATCGGAAAATTTGGAAAGGTAGCCGCTGCCGCTTTTGCTGCCGCATCCGTCGCAGCTTTGGCCTACGCTGGCAAACTTGCAATTGATGGCGTTAAATCTGCCATTGCTGATGAAGCTGCTCAAAAGAAGTTACAGCTCACATTACAAAATGTTACCGGAGCAACCGACGCACAAGTCAAGGCGACCGAGCAATACATAACGAAAACACAGCTCGCTTTTGGCGTGACCGACACAGAATTGAGACCATCGCTTGAAAGATTGGCTCGCGCAACCGGAGATGTGGACAAGGCTCAAAAGCTTCAGGCACTAGCTCTCGACATTTCAGCCGGTAGCGGTAAATCGCTCGAAGCCGTCACAAATGCTCTTGCAAAGGCACAGGAAGGCAACACAGCCTCTTTGGCCAAGCTTGGTGTGGGATTGTCATCGGCACAGCTCAAAACGCTGTCAATGGACGAAATCACAAAGAAGCTTGCAGATACTTTTGAAAATCAGGCATCGGCTAAGGCTGACACATTTCAAGGCAAAATGGCTCGATTGTCTGAAGCTTTCAATGAAGGCAAAGAGACCGTCGGTGGATTCATCCTTGATGCGATCACGCCGCTTGTATCCGGCTTTGTGGACAAGGTAATCCCAGCACTTTCAAAAATGTCTGAATCTCTTGGCAAAGATTTGAAGGATCCACTCAACACAATCAAAGGCGTTGTGGTTGATTTTGTGATCCCAGCTTTCAAAGCTCTTTACACTTATTTGTTCGACTATGTGATCCCATTTTTTGCAAATGTTTTTGGGCCAGCACTTGCAGGATTGTCGAGCGCGTGGAATAAGATCAAAGATGCCATCAACGCCAACAGCGATGATCTTGCTCCATTGTTCACACTATTCAAGAGTGTTGCTACATTTGTTCGCGATAATCTCGGGCCGGCAATCGGTACGGTGCTCAAAGTCGCATTTGAAGTCGTTGGCACAGCAATCTCGGCTGTCATCACCGGAGTTTCAAAGCTTGTTGGATTCTTTGATGATGTCATTGGCAAGGTCAAAGATTTCATCAACCTTGTGAAAAACAATCCTGTTGTGTCAGGCATTTCAGGCGTCATCGATAAGATTTTCGGTGGCGGTAAAGCTGCCGGTGGCCCTGTCTCCGGCGGTACGACTTACATGGTCGGCGAGCGCGGCCCTGAGCTCTTTACACCATCGAGCAGCGGCACCATTATCCCAAATCATCGCTTAGGCGGTAGCGGCGGCGGTGGTTCGGTCTATAACATCACCGTGAATGGCGCGATCGATCCTGAAGGTACAGCGCGTACCATCATCAACATTTTGAACAATTCAAGCTATCGCGGCACATTGGGCGCAGGTGCATTTGCATCATGACGCTTTGGCAGCCCGAATGGCGAATCCTGATCGACACGGTTGATTACAGCTCATCGACGCTGGCAAATCTCAACATCACTTCAGGCCGCACATCAATTTATGAACAACCTGTGGCCGGTTACGGTTACATCGAGCTCATCAACTTTGACAATAACAACTATCCATTCACCGTCGGTGCTGACATTTTGATTTCCATCAAGAATTCAGCTGGCACTTTTGTGGACTTGTACGGCGGATTTATTTCAGACCTTGAAATCTCGGTGCAATCATCGGGATCGATTGGCTATGTCACGACAGCTCGCATCACAGCTCTTGGAGCATTGTCAAAGCTTGCCCGAGCCAACTGGGAATTGGCACTCGCCAAAGCTTATGACGGCACTCAGATTTACAACATTTTGTCGGATCTACTTTTGAACAATTGGAATGAAGTCGCACCGGCTTTGACTTGGGCAAATTACAATCCAACGACAACATGGGCAAATGCTGAAAATGTTGGACTTGGTGAGATTGATCAGCCTGGGCAATACGAAATGATTGCTCGATCTGCCGATCCTGTTTCAAGCTACACACTAGCTTCACAAATTGCAGAATCCGGACTCGGTTATCTATTCGAGGATTCATCTGGCCGCATCGGGTATGCCGACGCTCTTCATCGTCAGACTTATCTTTCGACTTATGGATACACAACGATCTCGGCAAATCAAGCCATTGGCGTGGGCTTGCGCTCGGTGACGCGCTCCGGCGATGTTCGCAATTTCATCACTTTGAATTATGGCAACGGCTCAACATTGACCGTTGATGATTTGGCTTCAATCTCGGAATACGGCAAATTTGCGGAAATCTTCGACACCAATCTTCATGATGCCACGCAAGCTGCATCGGTAGCAGCTAGACGCTTACAACTTAAAGCCTATCCGCAAGCATTTTTTGACTCCATCGAATTTCCATTGGGATCACCGGAGATCGATGACAGCGACCGCGATGCATTGCTGACCATTTTCATGGGCTTGCCATTGCAGATCGAAAATCTACCAATCAACATCGTGGATTCGACCTTTCAAGGCTATGTCGAGGGCTGGACTTTCAGAGCTTCTTACAACGCTTTGTCGGTGGTTATCAACGCTTCACCAATTGAATTCTCACAAGTGACACTCCGATGGAATCAAGTGTCGGCGAGTGAGTATTGGAATACAATCAGCAACACACTCACATGGGAAGATGCAACAGGATCGGTGGCATAAATGGCGACGACAACGACGAATTTCAATTTTCCGATTCCGCAATCGACGGATTTGGTCAAAGATGGAGCAACAGCGATTGCCGCTCTTGGCACATCGGTAGACACGCAATTTGTTGATCTTAAAGGTGGAACGACCGGACAAGTATTGGCTAAGGCCTCAAATACTGACCTTGATTATTCTTGGACAACACCGCAGGTTGGTGACATCACAGCCGTTACAGCTGGCACAGGAATTTCCGGCGGTGGTACTGGTGGAGATGTAACAATCACAAACTCGATGGCAACAGCTATTGATGCAAAAGGTGATTTGGTTGCAGGTACAGGCGCGGATGCTTTTGCTCGATTGGCCGTTGGCAATAACGGAGAGACACTCGTTGCAGACTCAACAGCAAGCACAGGATTAAAGTGGGCTAAATCTTCAAATTTTGTTGGTTGTAGTCTTTTTTCAACTTCAACAACATCTGCTGGCAATTCGACTTATACGGCTGTACTTTTTAATAGTGAATCCTTTGACACTGATGGTTTTCATTCAACGAGCGTGAATACATCAAGAATAACAATTCCTGCTGGCTTAGGTGGAAAGTATTTAGTCAATGCTTTTGGGGAGTGGGATAATAACGCGTCAGGCTATCGTGGTTTAAACTTTTATTTAAACGGCACTCGAATTAGAAATCATTATCTAACAGCGAGCGCAATTTTTCCGACTCAGCAACTTAGTTGTGTCTTAAATCTTGCGGCTGGTGATTACATAGAGGTTTATGTGTCACAAGACTCAGGCAGTTCACGCACTTTCTATGTGCCGAGCAGCGACGGCGCATTTGAAGTAACTTATCTAGGAGCATAATAAATGACACTATGGGAACAAATTATTGAAGTTTATCCTGATTTAACAAGTGAGGATTTTGGCCCAAGAGGCACAATTGTTTTGCGTGATGACTCTGATGGTGCTGGCGCATACATTGAAAAATGGGATTATTCAAAGCCTATTCCTGACGGATTGAAACTTGGCAAATGAGTAATTATCCCGAGGGCACAGCTGCTCGCGTTGTAGAAGTCGCAATCGCTGAAATTGGCACAATCGAAGAAGGCGACAACCTGACCAAATACGGCAAATTTACAAAGGCCGATGGATTGCCGTGGTGCGGTTCATTTGTCAATTGGTGCTTTCATCATGCCGGTGTGAAGCTGCCATCGATGGTCAGCACAGCAATGGGAGCACATAAACTCAAAGAAGTCTCACGCTGGCATGACACAGATCCACAGATCGGCGATCTTGCATTCATGGATTTCCCGCATGACGGCGTGGATCGCATTTCCCACATTGGCATTGTTGTCGGAGTAGATGGCAAAACCGTCACGACAATTGAAGGTAATACATCAGGCACAGGCGATCAGCGCAATGGCGGAATGGTCATGGTAAAGGTTCGCGCTTTCGGGAGCCGAAAAGAAGTGGTCGGATTTGGTCGTCCTAAATTCGTACCATTCAAGGGCGATTTTCCAATCGTCGAAGCTCCAAAGGTATCGGCAACGAAGCCGAAGAAAGAGGTCAAAGATGGAAAAATCAAAAGCATTACTCGCAAGCTGGGCTCGTAGCTTCTTAGCTGCGGCAATTGCTGTGTACATGGCCGGCGTAACTGATCCAAAAGCGATTGCCACAGCCGGTGTTGCAGCTGTTTTGCCTGTTGTTTTGCGTTGGCTTAATCCAAAAGATTCAGCTTTCGGTTTAACGGGGAAATGAGCCGAAAACTACTGACGGGGGCGATGATTTGGGCACTTGCATTATCGCTCTCGTCATGTGGTTATCAAGGTTGGACAAGGTATGAATGCCAAGAATTCGAGAACTGGGAAAAGCCGGAATGCCAAGAGCCGCAATGCATCCCATTGGGAGTCTGCACTAGCGATGTCATTGGATCATTACTCCCAACGCCCACACCGACGCCGCAGCCCTGAAGAGGTACATGCACAGCTGATCTTAATTATCGGCACAACTCTTGCAATGGTGTTTTTGGTTGTGACAATTGGCATCACTTATGCGTTGATCTTTGTTACTCAGCCAATTTCTGCACAAGCTCCAAATGATGCAGCTTTCATCGATCTTTTGAAAACATTGGCAATTTTCTTGACCGGATCTCTTGGCGGTGTACTTGCTGGCAACGGACTCAAATCCAAGCCAAAACCGTTGACCGACACGCCGAAAATCACGCCTGATTCTTGACCTTGTCAGACTCTTGCTTCACTCTTATCTTGGGAGCAAAACACAGTAGCTCTCAGATTCGGGAGCAAAGCAATGAATGAATTATCGATTGTGATTGCGATGTCAATCGCAGCACTTTTGTGGGCTGTTAGCAGCTACGCCGTGGGATACAAAGAAGGTCAGCGCGAGGGCTATCGTCGAGGCCGCGCCGTCACACGCCACATTTCACAGATCAACAGCGAGGTGAAATGATGGGATTCCTTGACAATTACGAAGGCAACAAAGAGCGCACAGATCGCTGGATTGCTACATTTCCGCTTGGAAGATTAGAAGCTCACATCATCGAATTCAATGCTGACAAAGGTTATGTGCTCGTACAAGCTAAGGCATGGCGCAATCAAGAAGAGACAGAGCCAGCCGGCATCGATTATGCATACGGCTATTTGGCAGCTTACAACGCCAACATGAAACGCTGGTTCATCGAAGATACCGTCACAAGCGGATTGATGCGCGTGATGGCCCTAGTCATGGGCGGTGCTGAAAAGAGCACCAAAGAGACAATGCAACAAGTCGAATCAATGAGCACTAAGGTTGCAACAGCTGATGTGGCACAAGAGCATGATTATTGGACAACGAAATTTGGCGATGTGCCAAGTTACAAAACAGCTGAAGAAGCAGAGCAAGCCGGCATTCCGTCACTTGGATCATCGATGGACGAAATTGCCAAGCAACTCGGTGGCCAGCTGATCGAAGCTGCGCCGGAATGTGCACACGGGCACATGATTTGGAAGCAAGCAAAGGATGGATCGCCTAAGAATTGGGGCGGCTATTTCTGCACAGAGCGCACCAAAGCTTCTCAATGTGTGCCGCGTTGGTATGTATTGGCCAGCGATGGCAAGTGGAAGTCACAGGTGTGATCATGGCTGACTTCATGGAAATCATCAATCCACAGACAATGACAGCAAGGATGTTTATCGAAGGCGTTGTGGTGGAAGAGTACAAAGTCGAGCAATGCGACAAATGCTCACAGCTACGCAAATTCGACAAATTCGGCTATCAAAAGGGCTATGACCGCACAGATAACATTATTTGGTTTTGTGGTGATTGCCGATGAAAATCAAGCTCGATGATGTTGAAGCGGCGATGTGCCACATTGCAGCTCTCAAAGCTCGTACACAGCAAGGTCATCAGATTGGATCGACGCCGCATTACAACAGCCGGCTTAACTTCCATGAGCAAGTGGCTGAAATTGCTGAATCACTAGCTGCTGAATGGGCTGTGGCCAAGTACTTCGGCATCCCATACACACCAAATGACAACAAAGGCAAAGAGCGCGCTGATGTAGGCAATGGCCTCGAAGTCAAGTGGACTAAGTACGCTGACGGACATTTAATTGTGTATCCAACAGATCGAATCACAGATGTTGCAATCCTTGTGACGGGCAAGCATCCAGACTATTACATTGCCGGTTGGATTCCCATTGCAATGGCCAAGCGCGATCGTTACAAGAAAAGCGATCAGGATTCTTGGTGGATTGGTGTCAATAGTCTGCAACCGATTGAAACCGTTATGAGGAGTTCTTATGCACATACTGTTATTTGATTGCTCAATTTGTCACAAGCTATACGGCAAGCCAAAACAGCGTCACGGATTGAAAAAAGGTGCTGAATTGACACAACATGAGTGGTTCGCTCAATGCATGAGCTGTGGCACATTTGGGATCAAGATTGTCGATGATGCCAAGATCGAAGGGCTAAGTGATGGCAACTTATGAATTCAAGTGCGATCAATGCGGCACAATGGCGATTATCAATCGAGCGATCGAAGCTGATGGTGATGTCGATGCTGGCAATTGCATGGCGTGTGGCATTCCAATGACACGCATTTGGGCAGCTACTCCAAGCATTTTCCGTGGTACTGGATGGGGCAAATCATGAAGAAGTTATCCACAGGCTTCATCCACAGGCTGTTGAACACGCCCAAGAACACGCTCAATGTTGCAATGTATTTGCGCGGTTCGGTACGCTCCATGCTCGTGGGCGAGCCGCTGTGGCGGATAGCTCGCAAGCGATGCTTGGTGCTATTGGCCGCTCTATGTGTTGTTAGCACAACACCGGCAAATGCCACAAAAGCTGCAACTTACTCAATAGATCACTTGAAGCTTTATGCACATTCAAGATTGATTAACTACATTGAATTTCAATGCTTAAACAAGATCATCACAAAAGAATCTCGATGGAATTACAAAGCCAAGAATGGTTCACATTACGGCTTAGGCCAGATGAAGTCTGCACATTACAGAGACTTAGATCCTTATCGTCAGATCGATGCCACAATCAAATACATCAATCATCGTTATGGTTCAATGTGCAAGGCATGGGCACACCATGACAAGGGATGGTATTGATGACGCTACATTCACAACGCAAAAGCAACAGCACTCAATGGAAAAAATTAAGGTTGCGAATACTCCAACGGGATGGCTGGCAATGCTATTGGTGCGGAGCAGATGCCACGACCTGTGACCATGTGATACCTGTTGCAAGAGGTGGATCAGATGATCCGGATAACCTTGTCGCAGCTTGTAAAAGATGCAACTTCAGCCGTCAAGATCGATTGCCTGAAGAGATGGATTTAATTAAGAAAAAGGTTGGGGGCGTTTTTTTTGCAAGCGATTCCAC